GCCTTGCCGCATCTTTCTCTGTTTTGGGGTTCGGAGCCGGCGGCTTCAGCCCCGGCTTTCCGGGGTTGGCAGCGTTGTAGCTGGCACGGCCCTTGGCGTTGAGACCGCCTTTAGGGTTCTTGCCTTCTTTCCGGGTCCAAGCGGGGGATTTGGGCACGGCTCAATCCTAGACGATGTTGTATTGAAGAACGGAGTCGAGCGTTGAGTCAATGATAAAAAAGCTAAGTCCGTCTGGTTTGAAATAGATGCCTTGGTTCGATGTGGCACCTTGAGCGCTAAAACTGAAGGTTGCCACAGTAAACGTTGCCGTGGAAATATCCCAAGGCGTTGACAGGCTGTATTCGTTTACGTCGTTTCCGCCTGAACCATTGACGTACATTTTTGTGCCGTCTGGCTTGAAGGCCGCGCCGCGAGGTTGCGTTTCTTGAGATGAGACATTAAAACTCCGCACATAAGATGCGGTGCTTATGTTCCATGCAGAACTAAGGCCGTACTCGTAAACGCTTGCTGGAGTGTTTGTGGCTGTAACATACATTTTTGTTCCATCCGGCTTGAACGATATGCCAAATGGAAGTGCTGTCTGTGATACAACGCTAAAATTCTGTAAATACGAAGCAGTGCTTATATCCCATGGGGTTCCAAGGTCGTATTCATTAACGTCATCACCAGTACTTCCGAGAACGTACATCTTTGTACCGTCTGGCTTGAAAAACAAATCTGACGGTGCAGATTCTTGGGCTGAAACACTGAAGTTTCGCAAGTAAGACGCCGTGCTTACATCCCATGGTGTACCAAGATTGTATTCGTTAATATCAACCCCGATAATTCCAATAACGTACATTTTCGCGCCGTCTGGCTTAAAAAATACGCCAGTTGGCGCAGTCTCCTGCGCCGCCACCGAAAACGATTTATTCGCGTAAACGGTATACGCCACATTCCAAGCGTTACTGGGCGGCGGCGGCGCTGACGCTGCCCGCCTCATGCGTGGGAAGCCGAAACCAAACCCGAACGACATCAGAAAATCGCCAGTAGGTTCGTATTGGGCGTTGTTACCGTAGTGCCGGTACTCCACACCCGACGCACCTGCACAGGGATGACCTGTCCAGCCTGAAGCCCGACAAACGTCACATCAGTGCCTTGGGCAGTAGTGACTTTCACGTTCCCCGCTGCGCCAACATAGATGATGCTGGGTTGGGCAAGGTTTACCGTATCACTGACTGTGATTGCACCCGCATCCCCCGGGAACATCGGGAACGTCGGGCTGAAATTGGTCTTTGCCATCTAGCACTCCCGGGCCACGCGAAGCGTGGCGGTGTAGTTGGTCTTTGCCATGCGGGGCTCCTGCCCCGCCCCGTCAAGAGGCGGGGCTTATGGACTTAGTTCTCGAACGTGGTGGGATTCTGAGCACCATTCGGAGCACGCTGGACGTAGCTCACCGTGATGACGGCTCGCCCCACACCCGCTGCGGTGCCCACCGCGTAGCGCACGAAGACCGGCGTGTCCGCCGTGGTCGAGGTCTGCCAAGCAAGCTGCGTCGCAGCCGTGGCCGCGCCCCGGAACCGGCCACCAGCCGTGGTGGCAATCGCCGCCATCAGCTCCGTACCGCCCGAAGTGCTGCCCACCGACACCGTAGAGGTCGAAGTGCCGCCCGGGACCACCACCTGATCGACCGTGATGTCCACGATCTGCGAGCCCTGCGGAAGGATGCCCAGCGGCGTATCGACATTGCCCACACCCGCCGTGACGACGCCCGTGTCAAGCGACTGGGTCAGGACAACAAGGCCCGTGTTGCGGCCAGCGCCGTAACGCTGGGTGCCCGAGCGGATCGGGCCGGAGAAGGTCGAGAACATATGGTCACCTCAGTTTGTAGCGTCTAGCCAGAACACTGACGCTGTTTGCGGAACATCCTAGCTCTCTGGCGAGCGTCTTAAAAGTCTTGTCCGGGTTGGACCGGATGAACTCAACCTTGTCCGAGACGCCCCGGTCGTAGCTTAAACGCCGGGGCGGTGGCGTTTTACCATAAGCAGCGGCGTGCTGCAAGTACAGTTTGCGAACAGAAGAAGGCTGGAGCCCGACAACTCTTGCCCGTTCGGCGTAAGACAGGTGGTCATTGTTGACCACATATTCGATTTTGGCCCGGTGTGCGGGGTCTTTGAGGCGTCTGTCAGTTTGCGCTTGCGCTAGATGCTTCGCTTCGTTTGGCGTTAGCGCTTTGGCTTGTGCCCGCTTGGTCTCTGAAATTTTTTGCTTTGTGTAGTCACTATGCAATCGCCCCATCATGGGGAATGCATCTAAGGCAATGTTGTAACCGGGGGCTTCTTCAAACGTAAGCTCACCTTTAAGTACCAGCAGTTCTATCTCTCTAGCGTCTTGCTCTTCCGTGCAAGATGCCTCTTCAATCCACTCAAATACATCTTCTCCGTAGACGTTAAAGGCGGTTTGAAGACGTTCGTTTGGATGTTCCCCCCTGCGAAGAAGACGGAAATGCTCCGCTCGGCGCTTAAACAAATTGCGGGACGAACCAACATAACACAGTCGCTCCGCATGGTTGACTATGCGGTATACACCAGTATGCTGTGTTGCGTAGGGCATAAGGGCCAAAATCTCCTGAACGCCATACTAGCCTAAAAACAAAACCCCGTCAAGGGTTTTGTCAGCCTGCGCCGTCTTGAGGAGAAGTCCGCCGAGTCGGTCGGTGCAGGGGGTTGATTTCTCGGGCTAGCCCGAGCCTAGCATACTCGGGCCAAAAAGAAAAGGCCCCCGAAGGAGCCTTGAGGAACCCCGCTGGTGCGCATCGTTGAGAGGCGTGCGGGGTTTGTTCTGGTTCAGCTTGCGCCGGGGGAGCCGAACATCCCCAAGGGATCAGACCATCCGAACGAGTAACGCTCACGCGCCTTGTAGCGGTTGTTCCCCGTGTCGAAGTCGGCGTCCATCGAAGTCGCCAGGGGCACGCGCACGAAGTGCTTCAGGCCGTTCGGAACGTCGGTCTTGAGGAACCAAGCGTTCGTGTCGGTCAGGAAGTGGTTCACGGCATACCCTTCTGGGATGCTGCCGTTGTTCTTCAGCGCGTTGATGTCGTTGTCAGTCGTACCCACCCGGAGATTGGTCTCCAGCAGGCGCGTTGCAACGAACATCAGGGCCGGAGGAACGATCAGCTTCCGGGGCTTGGCAGCGATCAGCAAGCCCTTTTCGTCCGTCCACGCAGCAATCTGAATCACCGCGGCCTCCAAAGAGGTCTCGTTCAGATCCGAGGCCACCGTGGGGCGGTTGCTGTTGGTGCCACCAGAGGTCAGCGGGTGCGCCGTCGAGAACAGGCTGACCCCATCACCACCCGGGAAGGCAGCGTTGAAGCCATTGTTCAGGATGTTCGCGGCCTTGACCTGCTTGGAGTAGGACATTGCCCGGGCCAGAGCCTTGGTGTAGCGGGTGCTCAGACTGTCGTACAGATTGTCTTCCATCGCCTCCTCGGTGATGGAGAAACCCATAGCGATGGTCTCGTGGTTGTACCGCGCCGTCCACGCCTCTTGGGCATTGTCGTAGCGGATCGCCTGACCTTCGTTCTTCACCGGGGCAGCGGAGAAACCAGCGAGCTTGGTCTCCTCCTCGAAGGAACGGTCGGAGGTCTCCGTTTCGTAGATCTCCTTGTGCTCTTCGCCGTAGCGCTTGTACTCCAGACCGAACAGGGCGTTCAGACCAGGGAGCAGTTCCTTCAGTAGTTGTGCACGAGAAATTGCCATGATGGATGCTCCTTAGACGCCAGCGGCGAGCAGGTACGAGTGATAGCCGAAGTTCCAGCCGACGATGACTTCGGGGTAGCCGACGAAGCTGACCGAAACACCGCTGGTGGCCGTGACGTTGGCGCTGACAGTGATAGTCGAGGTCGAAGTGACCACGCCCGTGACCGTCAAGTTGCTGCCCGGGGAACCCGCCGTGGTGCCGCTGATGCCAGCGATGACGCACTGCATACCCGGCTGGATGCCTACGGTCGAGGAAACCGTGAAGGTCGTAGCGCCCGCAGGGGACGAGGACAGCGCCGTCTGCACCGTGACAGCCGTGTCAGGGACAAGCTGAATCACGCGCAGGCAGGGCGAGGTGGCCGAGCCCGTGCCAACCGTCTGGCGGATGTTGCCAGCCACCGACGAGGACACCGTGGGGTTTGCGCCCGACACAGCCATTGTCGAGTTGCCCGTCGTGGTGCTGCCCGCGTTTCCTGCAACGAGGAAGGCGTTGGACCCGACGAACGACGGCGACATGTAGCCGACGGTCGTCCCGGTGTTGGCCTGGGTGTTGGCCGAGCCTTGAGCCTGGGTGACCACCACAGCCTTGAACAGGGCATTGGGGTCGTCCACGACGTAGGCCACCGCATCCGGGGCGTTGGTCCCGGCAGGCCACTGCTCGTTGCGCAGCTTGCCGAAGATCGGGCCACCAGCCGGGGTGTACTCGCAACCGAGGAACACTCCGATGATGTCACCCGCCGTGGCAGCGGTGCGCGTGTTGGCGTTGTACGGGGTGATGATGGTGTTGCCAGCGGACAGGCCGACCACATCGCCCGTGAAGAGCCCAGTGTTGTAGCCTTGACCGATGGAGATCATCCGAGTAGACCCGGCGAACGGAATACCGCCGCGCAGGTTGACCGGCTGTAGGCCGTAGGGCCCGTCAATGATGGGATAAGCCATGTTTGCTCCTATCAGGAACCGTTACCGAAAGACCCACGCGACGTGCTGCTCTTCTGTTCGGAGAACAACGGCATGCGAGGATCACTTTGACTGGTGAACTTGCTGTTCACCGAACTTGCTTGGCTGTTGGTCATATTGGCGTAGAACGCGGTGCGCTCATCCAACATTTCTTGCGGCATCTTGCATAGCATCAAACCACCGACTTCGATGTTCCCCGTCTTGGCGTTAGCTTCATAAGCCAACTCAGGGTGATCTTCTGCCTTGACGGGCTCGTAACCCTCACGCAGTCGTTGCGACACATTTGTTGGCTGAGACTCCCCAACCAGATGTGTCATCACCCACCGATAGCCCATACCGGGCTCCGGGGTCGGCTCGGGCAAGACAGAAGCTGGACGCCAACGACGCTGCGTCTTCTCGCGGGTAGCGAGTTCTCGGGGCGTGCGGGTCTCAGCCATTCTGTTGCTCCAGTTTTGCCACGTTGCGGGCATACTCTTCCAAGGGGACGCCGAGGCGTCGGGCGATTGCTACTTGCGATTGCGTCAGCTTGATCTTCTTGGCTGACGTAGCTCTTTGCGTCGGTGCTACGACGGTTGCGGGCCGTTTGGCCGCTTCAGGCTTGGGAGCCTCAAACTTGTCCGGGAAGACCTGCCGGAGCCTGGAGTCGATGGTATCGAAGTACTCTTTCGACCCCGGGGTGTACCCGGATCTGACGAGTCGGTTATGCACGCCCGTCGCAAGACTCGTCATCTCATCGTCTTGCCCGAACCACGGGTTCCGTTGCTTCCAAGCCTCAGTGGCTGGGTCGATCTGCGGAACCGGCGCTTGCTGCGAGGGCTGTTGAGGCGCAACGGTATCACGTTGTTCTTCAGTTTGCAAGGGGGTAGGCTTCAACGCCTTGACCCGCTGCTGTGCAAACACCGCTTCGTTCAGCTTGGTCTGTGCTTCGACAAACGCCTCAGTGTCACCGGCCTCATGTGCAGCCTTCAGCGCTGCTTTGGCCTTCTCGACTTCGACATCTGCCAGACGCTGAGCCTGCGAGACAAAAGCCGTCGTACCAGTGCTGACCTGAGTCTTCAGCTTCTTGTTCTCTTCAAACAGCGTCTGCGCAGCGCGGACAGCTTCCTGATGCTGCCGCTCCAGTGCCTCTTTGGCACGCCGCTCGTCGTGGCGGGCGTGCGTCAATTCCTTGATCCGGTTACGAACTTTCTCGCCATACTGCGCCAGTTCGTCGTCCGTGGGCTCCTCTACAGGCTTCTCCAAGGGCTTGCGGCCCTTGTCTTGCTCGGGGGTGTCGTCAACGATCTCGATCTGAGTCTCGTCTTCAACCTCGAAATCCACCTTGTCGGTGGTTTTGTCGTCCTTGGGCTCGACCTCGTCAGGGAACTTAAATTCGCTCATCTTTGCTCCTCAGCAGTTCAACTTCTGCCTTCAGTTCACGTTTTTGGGTTTCCAAATAATGGAGATACGTGTTCTGTTCGTAAGAACGAGCCTTCAGTACGCGCTCCATGTTCTCGAAGCGGTTTGCCAACTTGCGAAGCTGCTCCGACATCTGCGTTAATTCGTACCAGAAGAAATCATCTGTTACGCCCAGGAACTCATTTTCTTCAATTGGGGGCTTCATGCTCGCGTGATCCCACGAGGGTCTTGCACCACAGCCTCCACCTGATCGTCGTTGATCAGACGGAACTCACGACCGTGAATCTTGAAGCGCGTGCCCGCGTAGGCGCGGGTGATGACGAAATCGCCTTCTTTGCACCAGGGACCACTGGGGAACTTGTCCACGTCGCCATAGGCTTGGGGGCCCGCCTTGAGCACGAACAGCACCACGGTGCTGTGCTCCTCGACACGAACGGTCGTGTCCGCCTTCAGGATGCCGCTCTCGTATTTGTCCTCCACCTCCGGGAGGGCACACAGGAGCTTGTAGCCCGAGGGTTCAGGCAGTTGGCGAGCCTTTTCGGCGTCGAAGGTGTCATTGACTTCATCAATCATGGTTCTCTCTTGCGGGCAGGTTGGCACCGTGGCTTGCCCGAGCACCACGGCGTGTGGTCCGGGTCGAAGACCCGGGGTTGGGGGTTAATCGTCGTTGCGTTTGGCGACCTCAATGAGGTCGAGGAGTTCGCGCTCGGCAAGTGTTAAGCCGTGGATGACGCCACAAGCGTAGCGGTACTCACCAAAGTCTTTGGCGGAGCCTCCGGCGATGTTGTCGGCCATGTTGTTGAGTTGCTCGCGGATCTTGGTGCGCAGCACCATCAGGATCTTCTCGTCCATGTTTTAGCTCCCAGGGTTGCCGTTGCGGTTAGGTACAGGGCGTGGGCGTGAGGCAGTGAACACTTTGACGGCGCGATCCGCATCCTTGTTTTGTTTGTCAACGACAGTCTTGATGGTGGCCTTCTGGTTCTCCGACATGAGGCGTTCGCGGTCGAGCCTCAGGCGCTCCATCGCCACTTGGTAGTCCATCTGGTCGTTCTGAGCCTTCCGCTGACTGTCGCGCTCCTTGAGTTGTAGCTCTGCCTGGGCAATCTGAAGCTCAGGGTTCTGAGCCTGCTGTTGAGCGGCTTGCTGCGCCGCCTGGGCTTGGTTCATCACCAGCGTGCGTTGCGCGGCAGCGGCCAGCAGCGGGGCAAGGGCCTTCTCGTCCTCGGGCGAGATTGGCGCGGTCTCATCCTCGTCCAGCGCGGGCAGCGGCACCCCCAGCGACATCTCCACCTGTGCCCGGTACGAGAACCCAGCGTGCTCCGCGATGTGGGCCATGAGCGCAGCCATCATCTGCTGCGCCATCGGGTTCTGACCGATAGCCATCATGACCTTCGGATCTTGCATGAACGCCTGATGCGCGGCGAGGTGCGCCTCGTGGTCTTGGTACGCGAACGCCTTGACGGGCTTGCCACGCAGCACGGCCATGTTCTCGGTGATGGGGTCTTCCGGGCGTTTGTCCTCGGGTAGCTCCACGATCTTGTCCGCGTTCTTGATCCCCAGCACCTCCAACATCTGGCGGTGGAGTCGTGGCAGGTTGTAGATCTGCGGAGCCTGGGTCGAAAGCTGCAGCGCAGCTTGGTACTGCACCACCCGCTGGCTCATCGTGGCGGCGTTCGGATCACTGACCGGGATCACCTCTACCAGGGAGTAGTCGCTGCGCCGCGCACGCGGCACCGCCGTGTCGGGCTCGTAGTCGTAGCTCTCCGGGGCGAAGTCCGCGATGATCGCCTTCAGGAGCTTCAGCTCCTGCTTCATCGAGAAGTGCAGCCGCGCCTGCACCGCCGACATGATCTTGAGTTGGCGCTCCAGCAGCGCCAGGGTGGTGCCCACCGGGGCCTGGGCCGACATGTCGCTGACCTTCATGTCCGCCGTGGCGGCGAACCGTCGAGCCTCCTCCACGATGCCATTCAGCAGCCCCAGGAGCGTCTGAGACGGCTCCTTGTAGGGCAGGGGCATGATGTTGTCCCGCACCGTGCCTGAAGGCACGTCCACGTCCCTGAACTCCCCCGGCGCGATGGGAGTGTCGTCGCCTTTGATTCTCAACCCCCGGGCCTTCAGCCCTCCCGGGAGGTTACTCAGAGTCCCCGCATCGACAAGCTGGCGAGTCAGGCTCGTGGCGCTCTTGGCCGCGCCCCCGATGAGATGGATCAGCCCGAACCCGTAGGCCCCGAAGCCTGGGATGTACTGGTAGTGCACGAAGTGCTGACGCGGCTGGTAGGTGAGATCATCCTCAAGCCAGTTCCGCCGAATGGCAAGCACCGCACCCGTGTCCTTGATCACGGTGACGACGTAGGGCCGCTCGATGGCGGTGGGGTTACCGTCCTTGTCCTTGTGCTCATCGCCCGGAATGCTCAGCTCGACGTGCATTTCCAGCAGTAGGAACCGATCATCATGGGTAGCGGCGAATCCCGTCTCCTCATCCTTGCGCTTTTGAATCTCATCAACGTTCTTGTTGGGCTCACCGATGTCGATGTCGCGGTAGAACCCAGCGTGTTGGAGGCGCAGGATGTCGTTCTTGGTCTTCCTCATCCGGTGCGTGATGCGCGGGCACGAGGCTAGCTCCGAGGTGCCGTATGGCAGGACAACGTCCTCGGCGGGGATAAAGGTCGAGATCTGACGGTCAAGGTTGGGGTCGAAGTAGACCTTTTTGAAGGCAGAACCGGAGATTGGCAGGTTCCAGAGCATCTTCTCATGCTCAGGGCGGTACTCCACCATGACTTCCGTCAACTGGTAGTTCATATCCGCCTGCACCCGCGCTGCAGCGTCTTCTTTCTGTCGAGTATGCTTTCCAATGATGTTGGTCTTCACCGGGCCTTGCGCCGGGAACGACTCCATGATGGCCTCGCTCTGGAAGCGCACCACCGCTTCAGTGAGGATGGGCGAGAAGACGCCACAGGCACCAGACCACGGCTCAGTGCGCTCTTCATACTTCAGCCCCAGGAGCTTCAGCCCATCAGCGTAGGTCTCTTCCCAGTCCTTCCGACTGCTAATGTCGTTGTCGTAGTCGCCCAACAAGTTGCCTGAAATCTCCTCAAGCGTACCCTCGTCAAGGGTGTCGGCAAGGTTAGCCTCGAACCCTTCGTCAAGATCATCATCGCCCGGGGTGAGAGTGATCTCAAGGCCATCGGCACCGACAGTGACACTGTCGGGATTCTCGATCTCGATCTCAATGTCGGGCACCTCTGGTGCCTCCAGCCCCGGTACAGGCGGCAGGCCCGTCGAGTACAACGCTTTGTCGATATTTGTCGCCATGATGGGCTCCGGGGGTGTTAGGGGTCAGCGACGTTTCGTCGCACGGTTGGTCTTGGGGTTGTACACGAATTTGCCGCCAGGACTGGCCTTCTTGGCACGGTCGATGGCACGCTCTTCTGCGGTCATGTTGTCACGCGCACGGCCTGCGGCGGTCAGGTTGCCCTTCTCGTCCATGTGCCCACGCTTCTGAAGGATGTTCACCGCCGCTTCGCGGGCATCACCCTGCATCCCACTGGCGCTGAGCTGAGCGGCGAGCCGGTCAACTAGCTGGTTCTTCCCCATGAATTTGGTGGTGATAGGCATGGTGTTGGCTCAGTAGTACGCCACACGGCGTGGGCGGTTGAAAATGTCAGGGTCTCGCAGGTCGGAGGACAGGCTGATAAAGCCCCCTTGACGGAAGCGTGCAAGAGCCATCGAGGTACAGTCAACCATGTCGTCGTGGGAGCCGAACGGGAACGCTACGCACTGCTCAATCACCTCTTCAGCCCACCGTCGCCCCTCGGGGTACCATACCATGCCGCTGCGGATGATGTCAGCTACGGCGCTCAGGCGAGCAACCTTGTCCCCGGTGCCACGGTGAGGCGTGAATTCTTGCACGGGGATGCCCATGCGGCGCAACTCTTGGTACAGGGGCGTGCCACTGGACTTCTTCTCAACGATGAACGCTTCCGGCTCCCACTCGTGATACTCGCGGATGGCGAGGTCTTTCAACTCGGGAAACTCGACGCGCACGTTGATAGCGTTCATGAGGATGATGTGCGGCTCACCATTGGTGAGATTGTCATCGCTGAAAATGCCCCAAGTCAAGAGCGACGTGAAGTCAGCACGGGTGCTTTTCTCTGCCGCTGCGTCCAGCGTCATGATGATGAAGTCGCACTGCGGTGGGTTCTCTTGCTTCCAAGGCTTCCACCAGTCCCGTTGAATGATTGCACCCTGCTCCCCTGTCGGGTTCTGCATATATTGCGCGTTCCACTGGAACAGCGGCATAGACGCTTTGGTGCGCTCCAGGGCGTCAAGATCAAACTTTTCCGGCCAGAGGGCTTTTGGCCCTGAATTGGTGTCAAGAATGGCGGGGAATTCAAAAACTTCGTACTGATCTGCCTTGGGATTGTTGGCACCGTCCTTGATTAAGTGTCCGATGAGGTCATCCTGGTGCCAGCGGGTGTGGACAACGGCGATTCTGCCCCCTGACATGAGGCGAGTTCTTGCGCCAAAAGCGAACCATTGATAGGTCTTCTCTAATTCCTCAAAATTTCCCGCCAAAAGGTCTTGTTCTGAGTGCGGATCATCGACTAAAAGCAGGTCAGCACCGCGACCAGCGAGGGCGGCACCGACACCAGTGGCAAAATACTCACCACCAGCGTTAGTTGACCACCTTCCAGCACTTTTTGAGTCTTGTGCAAGGGTAATGGCGGGGAAAACGGACTTATAGCGGGGGTCTGCAATGATATTTCGCACTTTTCGACCAAAATCGACGGCGAGATCGCCGGTGTGCGAGACCATCAGCACCTTCTTATCAGGGAATTTGCCCAAAAACCACGCTGGAAACAACGTGCTGATGAGATGGGACTTACCGTGTCGAGGGGGAATTGACACCGCGATGCGGTCTTTAAGGCCATAGGCTATGTTTGTCAACAACTCCGCTAGTCTTTTATGATGAGCCGCGACGATATACGTCGGGTCCATGTGCTGACAGAAGGTCAGCAGGTCGTCTTGGCACCGTTTTGCGTACTTTCGCCGCTCCAACTCTTCTAGCACCGCCAATAACCGTTCCTGCTCAGTGGTTGTCAGCTTGTTGATGTTCGCCAAGGCGAACTGGAGTTCGGCGTCGGTCAACATGCCACCGCCCCAGCGGTGTCACACCACTGCGCCGCTGCGCCGCTACGCTTGATTTGGCACGGGGTTTGGTCTGGGGGCATGGGTCGGGTTGGGGGGTCAACCCAAAACGGCGTTCACATCAATGGGCGTCACAAGGTCGATGGGCGGAGCCAGCACGACCGCCTCCTCGGCGTCCCCAGTACCCATGAGCCTGCGCAACTTGTCGCGCAGGGAGTTCTCAAGATCGACTGTCGAGCGGTTGTTGACGGTGATCTCGGTGCGCTCGGTGAACAGACCCACGTCGCTGACCTTCCCGAGCAACTCAAGGGCCTTCATCCTGATGCGGGGGTCTGGGTTCTCAGTCTCCAAGACCAGCCTATTGGTCACGTAGTGGCGCAGGCGCTTGGCATCGCGCACCACATCCATGTCGTACTGGGTCAGGATCGCATTGACGTGATAGGCACCCTCCGGGGTCTCCAGCGCGGCGCTGGCTTCCTTCGGCACGGGATCAGTCCTGTTGGCTGCACGCAGCGTGTTCCGAGCGGCTTTGCGCACCTCGTCCGGGTCAGGCGGCTCGTCTTCGTACCCTTCGGCAATCAAGATCCCAGCGGTGTTGCACGCTGCTTGAGCACGGGCCCTCAGTTCGTTGTACGACAGGTTCCGGGAACCTCCGCCTGTAGGCAATGGGACGAAGTCTTCGACTTCAGCTTCGATCATGGTGGCTTCCATGCGCCGCACCTGGGCGTAAAACTACTGTACCGCACGGGCGGTCTTCGTGTCAACCTGCCGCTTCGCTACCCATTTTGGTTCCATAGCACAGGCCGCTTCGCTGTCCATTTTGGTTCCATAGCACGGCGGGTACTTTAGGTACCATCGACGGGGGGTGTTTCCTATAGCGGACTTCGTCTGGGCACTGGGGATTTAGTGCCCCCCGGGGGTACTTTTATTGTGTCGCCGTTGTGTCGTTCTTAAAGTACGTCGCCGTTTTTAGCGTGGTCATCGCCGTTATGTAACTTTTAAAGTACGTCGCCGTTTTTAGCGTGGTCATCGCCGTTATGTAAC